GTCAAACTCAACCTCTTGCACGAACAACTGAAGATGCTCTGGTAAGCGATTGTCAAAACTGACAAAATCGCACCATTTTCTTTCACAGCACAGCATCTGCCATTGCATTTGCGTGATGTATTTAGTGGGTACTTTGCCAGACAACAGCGTGTCAATATGTGTGGCCGTATTGGGGCATTTAATCTCTACCAAGCCATCGTCACCCACAAGTCCGTCTGGTGATGCGCCTGACATTTCTATGCGTGGATGGTTGATGAAACCAACTTCGTTTACTAATAGAGAACGATTGTTTTCGTATGCAGAACGGGCTAACGGCTCAGTCTGCGTACCCCATTCCATAGCTGCATTGGTAAACGATTCGCCCTTTTGACCAGTAAGGCGCTCACAGATTAACTGCGCCATGTAGTTATCTCTGCTTGCCGAGTAACCAGTCTTGGTCTTAGCGATTACATCTGCTACGCGGGATGCGGTGACTTTGCCTAGCCTGGCTTCAAACCATTCGCTACTTTGTTGTTCCATTAGTTTTTCCCAAATTTATGATTGTTCCAAATATCTGGTCTGCATTTCTTTTCGACCTTCATCATGTGTTGATACCGACCAGAGCAATCCTCGCAAATTGTGCAAGACTCATTTGCTATGCGCGCACAGTCTTTCCATTCCTCATAAAGTTTCATGGTCGGAAAGCACATGGGCTTTATGTACGCTGGTAGTTCAATCATCCAAGTTTCCGCTTCATCATGTCTTTAGCAGCTGTGACAGCCGTTAGCCATTCTTTATCGTTGCCAGCGGCTTTATAGGCATCCTTAAACGCATCTTGCAAACTCTCGACAGACTTAGCGTCTTGTATAGCGGACAAGTGGTCTTGCATGGCGTTATTGTTTGCTTTGACTGGCTTGCTACCAGCGTTGCCGTCATCGTCTTCTGGGGCTATGCCACAGGCAGCCATCAGGCTATATCTACGGGCATAAGTTAAAGCACTAGCGTAGCCTTGGGGGTCGTGTTTAACAGCGGGGAAGTGGACTATTCCGCACTCAAGCATTTCGCCTGATTCGTGGACAAACACAGTTTCTACCATTACGCCGTTGTCGCAGTCGTAGTTTTTTTGCAACAGATAGATTCCGTTGTCGTTTAGCGCATCTACAACAGCCTCAACGCAAGCGGATAGGTCAGCATAGCGTGAACGGAAATGTGGGTTAGTGGCGGTCTTTAAAGCAGGCCCAAAAGCCTTTTGTGCTTTGACAAGAGCAGTTGCAATGTTTTTCATGTTAATTTCCTGTGATAAGTAGGGCAAAGATAAGACCAGCAACAAAGCCTGATAACCAAAAGATTACTTGGTCTGCTTTAGTGGGTTTTGTGGGGGTGTAAGGGCCGTCAATCATGTTAAACCTCATAGTGTTTAGATTCGTAACGGGCAAGGGCGTAGTCAAGTTTGTCGTTGTCAGCCTGTTCTTTACAAGCCTTAACATAACCACGCTCAAGGGATTGGATTACTGTGTCACGCAGTAAATCGGTGATAAGTGCGTCACCAATGTAGACAAACCATAGGTTGTCGGTTTGTGAGTCAAAGTAACATTCGAGGTCAACGCCTGGCGCGTCTGGGTGTTCGCACACCATACAGTCAAATTCTGCGTGTTCTGCTTTCATGCTGTCACCTCTTGCATGAGAGCAAAACAAATCTTTGCTTCGCGGTTAAAGGCTTTTCTAGATGATGCAGAAAAATCAAATCCTGATGCACCCATTTTGTCTTGAACCTTAATGGCTGTATCTGCGTCAATGTTGAGCAAAGCCATAATGTCACGTGTTGCCTGATTCATACTAACTCCTAAAAGACCGCTTGCTATTTGCTACGGCATGGAAGTTATTGTATAGGTAGGTAAACAGGTGTCAACAACTATTTTCTAAGTATTTACCCTAAGTGTTGTATTTTTACAAAGTATAGTAAACTATACACATGACAAAAGAAGAAGCAATCAAATTGGCAGGCTCACAGAGTGACCTTGCAAGGCTACTTGGCATCAGCCGAGCAGCTGTTCATCATTGGAAAAAGTTGCCCCAATCGAGAATTTGGCAGTTGAGACTGATAAAACCAGAGTGGTTTAGCGTATAATTTTTTGAAACGCTTGGCGGCGTTACTCGTAGTAGGGTTACACATGAAGTCTGCTGGTACTGCGCCAGTCCGCCAACACCGCAAGGTGAGACTTCAGGTGTAGCCCTTTTTTTTGGGAAAATTTTATGTCAATACATTTAAGGGCTGAATTACAAACAGATGTAGTTGGTGGCGGTGATGGAACAATCACAATTACGCAAATTGATGAATTGGGTAGAACACAAGAAGTTTATTTAACTGTCAATCAGTTTGAAAGAATTTTTAATCACGAAAAGCATATTGTTCGTGAAGCGATGGGTACAGAATGAAACGCCCATCTTTTCAGTTTTATCCAAGCGATTGGTTAAGAGACACCGCCTTAAGGTCTTGTTCTATGGGGGCAAGAGGTTTATGGATGGACATGATTTGCTATATGCATGAAGGTAATCCTTATGGTTATCTCAAGGTTGGTGATAAGGTTATCCTTGCGTCTAACCTTGCGAGAATGGTTGGCGAAACATTAGAGGTTGTTCAAGGTTGGCTTGATGAATTACAAGAGGCTAATGTTTTTGATGTTGATGATGGCGCAATTTGTTCCAGGCGAATGATTCGTGACGAAAATTTAAGACAAAAGCGTTCAGATGGTGGTAAATTGGGTGGAAACCCAGCATTGAAGGTTAACCTTGAGGATAACTTAAAGGTTGAAAAAGAGGTTAAACAAAAACCAACCCCTTCATCTTCATCTTCATCTTCATCTTCTACTTCTACTTCTATAAATACAGATATATGCCCACCTAGCGGTGGACTGCCAAACTGTGACCATGAAAAAGTAATAGCCCTATACCACCAACACTTGCCGACATTAAGGCGTGTAGAGGTATGGAATGAGACCCGTAAAGGCTACTTACGGCAGAGATGGCGGGAAGTGGCTGAAGAACTATCCAAAGAGAAACAAGTACAAGTTTCTGACATCTTGACTTGGTTTACAGAATTCTTTGTACACATCGGTACATCCAAGTTTTTAACTGGTAGGGTAAACAGTAAAGACGGCAGACCATTTATTGCCGACTTAGAGTGGATACTTAAACCATCCAATTTTGCAAAAATCGTAGAAGGAAAATATCATGGCACTAACTAATTTTCGTAACAATGTAAAACAAGAATCTGGCTTTGATGAAGAGCAAAGATTGATGTGTAGTTATCCTGGCTGCCACAAGCGATGGACAGTCCATGTGAGCGGTGATAAGCCTAAATGCTCAGAGCATCAATGGGGCAAAGAGAAAACAACATACTCGCATCCTACTATTGAGAAATCAGTTACCCAGACTGTTCAACAATGGTATGAGAAGGAGGAATTTTGAAATATTTATCTGTTTGTAGCGGTATAGAAGCTGCAACTGTTGCATGGCATCCACTTGGTTGGCAACCAGTTGGTTTTTCTGAAATTGAGAAATTTCCGTCACAAGTCTTAGCACACCACTATCCCGATGTGCCTAATTTTGGAGACATGACTAAATTTAAGGAGTGGAATCTTGAGTCAAATATCGATGTTTTCGTTGGAGGAACTCCCTGTCAATCTTTCTCAGTCGCAGGACTCAGAAAAGGATTGGATGACCCTCGTGGCAACCTCATGCTTACCTATCTTGCCATTGCTAACCAATATCGCCCCAAATGGTTGGTCTGGGAGAATGTCCCCGGCGTGTTATCCAGTAACGGAGGACTCGACTTTGCCTCCTTACTTCGAGGGATGGGCGAATGCGGGTATGGGTTCGCCTACCGAATTCTTGACGCTCAGTACTTCGGAGTGGCACAGCGCCGCCGCCGTGTGTTTGTTGTCGGATGTCTTGGAGACTGGCGAAGTGCCGCAGCAGTACTTTTTGAGCGCCACAGCCTGTCAGGGCATTCTGCGCCGAGCAGAGAAAAGGGGAAAAGTTCTTCCAAGTATGCTGGAAGAGGCATTGCGGAATACACACCAACAATAGGTTGTGAGCTGTCAAAACAAGTAAACAATCAAATGGTTGGTAATGCTGAATCATTTTTTATTCCAGAACCGAAACCTTCGTATGGAATACCTGGCAACTGGATTGGTCGTAAACCAGAAAATGGCGGAAATGCAACCGAACCTATGTATGACATTGCACCATGTCTTACTAAAACTGACCAGCATGGTGTGGCACAAAATATTGCCTATGACATGAAACAACACCATAACCCACAGCCAACCGACACAATACAAATAACAACTAAAAACTGTTCTATGGTCAGAGGTGATACACCATTAATACAAGGCACAGATTTGTACAACGGGGCAATTACAGAAGATATAGCTGCCACTATGTCAACACATGGCGGTGATGGGAATGTAACAGGCTCTACTGTTATGCAACAAATTACAGCCGAAGGTGAAGTATATGAGGGACATGGAAAGGACTCTAGATATACAGAACTAAAAACTACTTTATCTACAATTTCAGCCGCTTATGGAATGGGAGGCGGCAATATACCCTTAGTAAAAAAATCGATGGCAGTTAGAAGATTAACGGCAAAAGAATGCGAGAGACTTCAAGGCTTTCCAGATAACTACAGCGACATAAAGCCAAAAGGTAAACCAACTCCCGACGGGCCAAGATATAAGGCTTTGGGTAACTCAATGGCTGTGCCAGTAATGGCATGGATTGGTAAACGAATACAAGAAGTGGAAAACTTATGACTAAGACTGAAGCCCATGAATTACTTGATGCAAGACGGGGAGGACTCTCAGTCTTACCGAGCGCGATTGATACAGCACTATTCCTCACCGGAGACCTTGGAGGAAATGCGTTGGTGTTTAGCGAGGGAATGGATAAATCGTTACAACAAGAAAGTCCAAGATGTTGGCAAAGTAAAGGCTATGACGTGGTGGTTGGCACAGGTCGATACTATGGAAGCAAAGAATGGTTTAGAGCAAATCACGGATTTAAAGAGGCGAATGAATGAGATACGCCAAAAGGGTTGACGCAAACCA